GAGAGCCGAATACGGTCCGAAAGGAAAACGTCAGCGTTATCTTCCTGCCGGCATGATGATCTTCGTAACACAGGAAGCCCGGCGGAACAAACTCGGCTATGGCGCTGTAACTTACATGGACGAATCCGAAAACTGGCAGACGGTTTCCGGTCGTTATGTGCAGCAGTTCTTCAAAGAGCGCAGACCGCCTCGCGAGGAAGTTCTGGTAACTTCACGCGGTGTACCGCTTCCTGAGAATACCGAATCATGGTCTGTTTTACAGGCTTTATAAAAGGAGAATGAAATGAGCGTCAAATATATTCCAAACGGAAATACAAAAATCGTTATTGATAAAAAAACTTATCAGAACGATGGCGAAAAAAAAGCGGTTTTGCCTGTTGAAAAAATCGGCAAAGAAGAACTTCAAAGGCTTGTAGACAGAAAGCTGGTTTTGAAACTTGAACTGGATGAAAACGGATCAAGTAACAGCGCGAAATCTGCAGAAAAACCAAAAGCCGTAAAAACACCGGGCGCGAAACCCGGGAAAGAAAAAAATGCTGATAACAAGCCGACACCTACAAGGGAAGAATTGTTAGCGGAAGCGGCAAGTCTCGGTATCATTGATCAGATAACCGATGCGACAACTGTTGAAGAAATTCAGCAGATGATTGAAGAGGCATTGGGGGAATAATGAGTTTCAAGGACATCGTTGCCGCAGATATTGACAATGTTTTTTTCCAGACCGAAGAGTTTGCGGAAACTGTCAGCATTGACGGCAAAGATGTCCCTATTGTTCTTGATAACGATGTGCTTCAAGGTTTATCGGAATTGTATGCAATGGGTTTAGCGGAAGGCGAGCAATTCATTTTCATAAAAGAAAAAGATATGAACCGCCTGCCGAAGCCCGGCGATCAGCTCCAAAAGGAAGGCAAGAATTGGTATGTGCGTCATGCCGTGAGTAATATGGGCGTGTTTGCAATTCGTATAGGCAGGGAGAGACAGAATGGCTAGTTATGGTGCATCGCAAAGAGCTTTCGCAGGAGATGGCAATGTTCATGGATCTGTGGAGTTCATGGTTGATTGGAATAGAAACCAATACAACAGCATCGTAAAAAAACTCGACAAAATTGCTCAACCAATGCAGATAAGAAAGGCAATAAATCGCGCTGCGAAAGAAGCGGCGGATACTGGCGTAACAATGACTAAAAGAGGTATCGCAAACGATACCACATTGAAGCCTGCCGACATTGGGAAGAGAGTAAAGAGGTATCAATTTGGAAGCGCAATGAGTATGGCAATTGGAATGAAGATCAGCGATACCGCGCGACCGTTTGTCAACTTTGCTTATACACCGAAAAAACCAAAACCAAAAACAGCGCCTACAGTTGAGTTTTACAAAGGCAAGAAAACAATATTTGAGAAAGGCGCATTTGTACAGAGGATGCCGACTGGTCATATTGGCATTTATGAAAGAACTGGTGAGGATTCGCTGCCTATTAAGCAAATGACTGGACCTTCCGTAACGGGAATATTCAAGGCGAACGAAAGTATTCATCAGTTTGTTTGGGATGCAATCTGGAAAAAGTTTGAGGACCGAATAATGCACAACTTGGAGTTTATTTTAGATGGCAAGTGAGTTCTTTGATCGTACTCCAATGGGTCTTATGGACGCATTGTGCGAACGGCTTAAAAAACTTTTAGATTCCTTTTGGTATCCTACCGAAAGCGGCGAATATCATTCGCCGTTTGTTCATGCTCAGTATTTGCCTATAACAAAAACGGCGGACGAGGAAGATGATGTTTCAAAAAATTATCCCATTGTGCAAGTCATTTGTACTTCGGGAAAAATTACTGATTTTTCTATCGTGCCAAGCGGTTCTGAAATTGTTTTGAGCATTTACTTTGGCGGTTACGATGATGATGCAAGTAATCAGGGCTGGCGCATACCAATGGCAATGATGTGGCGCACTTTGCAGGACTTGTTATCTAACACTATCTGTCAGGGTTACAAATTGGATGTACCAGTAAAATGGTCTCCACTTGGCACAGACGAACCGCCTTATTATCAGGCGTATATCGAAACGGTGTGGAAGGGCTGTCCTCCTGCCGTAGAAGTTCCAATCGAAGATCAAATTCTTATTGGGACAAACAATAACGCTCAAGATTCAAAAACTGATGAATCGAGCGAAAAGTAATTTTATGGAGGTTCTATAATGGCTTATTTTCATGGCGTTCGGATAACAGAATCACCTACACCGTTGCAGATTCCTGCGAGTGTAGATTCTGCTTTGCCTGTTGCGATTGGTGTCGCTCCGGTTCATAGACTGGAAAATCCCGCAATGGCGGTTAACAATCCGACTTTATTATTCAGCTTTGCTGAGGGTGCTGCTGACATGGGTTACATGGATGCGCCTTACTGGAAGAAATTCCCGTTATCAATGATGCTGTATTCTCAATTCCGTATTCATTTGGTTTCTCCGTTGGTTTTAATCAACGTATGGAATCCGCTTAAAGACGCTGTAGATGTCTCAGTAGTAGCTCTTCCGATTATTAACGGCATTGCTACCATTGATGATCCAATGGCGATGATTTCCGCAGTAACCGTTCAAAATGCCATTGCCGGCGATCCTGATTATGTTCGTGATAACGATTATATTCTGCGGTATGACGGCGACAAACTTCTTATTGAAATTATCGAGGGCGGGGATATTCCTGCCGGCGCGGTTTCTTTAAGTGTAGTTTACAAACAGGCGACAGTTGCCAATGTAACAAAAACCGATATTATCGGCGGCGTTGATCCTGCGACAAACAAAAGAACAGGTATCGAGCTTGTAGATGAAGTATTCGCAGTTATGCGCAAAATACCTTCATTCCTGCTTGCTCCGGGTTGGACACACATTCCCGAAGTTGCCGCAGTTCTTTCAGGTAAAGCGGCAAATCTTGAAGGGCAATTTACCTGTATGGCGTTGGTTGATCTTCCCACTACTGGCGATTACGCGAATTATCGCAATCTGCCGAAGTTCAAAAACGATAACTCCTATGTAAGTCCGTTCATGTTTGCGGATTGGCCGTGCGTGAAACTCGGCGATCAGGTTTTCTATGCTTCTGTCCGCATGGCTGGTATGTACGGCGAAGTTGACAACAGAAACGGCGGGCTTCCGTATGAACAGGCTTCAAATAAAAATCTGTCAATGACGGATCTTTGCGATGAGGATGGAAATGTTATCCCGATGATGTCTATTACTCAGGCAAATTATCTGAATGAAAACGGCATCGGAACATTTATCAATATGGACGGCTGGCGCGCATGGGGTACTGAAACAACTGCGTTCCCGGGCAATACCGACATAAAAGATTTTGAGCGCGGCGTTCGCCGTATGTTCTCTTTTGTGCAGAATGTCGTTAACAGAACCATGTGGCAGAATGTTGACAAACCGATCCGCCGCTTGCTTATTGATACAATCCTTCTTACAGGCAACGAGTATCTTAATACTCTTACTTCACGACAGGCAATTATCGGCGGGCGTGTCGAATTCTTGCGTGAAGATAATCCCAATCAATCGTTGATGAGTGGAAAAATGCTTTTCCGTGTATTCCTTACACCGCCGAATGCTGCGAAGGAATTGCATTTTGATTTCAGTTACGATCCAAACTACCTTGACAGGTTATTCAGCTAGGAGGAATAAAAATGGCTATTGCAAATATGAACAATGTTTTCAAATTGTATAACAGCGAATCCGGCAATGCGCTTGACGGTGTTGTAAATGTAACCTTGCCGAGTTTTGAGCTTGCGACCGAAACATATAAGGGCGCGGGTCTTGCGGGTGAAGTGAATGTTCCGGCTCCGGGCGTTATGAACGCAATGACAGTTGAAATAAGCTGTCCCAAAATCTACAGCGAGATTTTGAAGTTCATGGAATTGGGCGGAACAAAAACACTTGATTTGCGTAACGAAATTGTTGTGCAAAATACCGATAATCACGCGCAGGAAAAAAAGCCGGATCGTTGGGTTGTAAAAGGTCCCGTAAGCGCGGCAAATCCCGGCTCTGTCGAACAGGCGGCGGC